CCAATGCAATATCGCTTAGTGTTCCATAGCTATAAACAATATCAGTAGATGCTACCATAACATTTCTTGTTAACAAGTTTGTGTCTGTTATTTTATTAAAGAACGCAAATTGTCTTAGATTTAAAGAACCATAATTATAACCAGTAATCTCATTAAAGAAGTCTGGGTTTTTATTTGTTCCAGGAACTGTCAAGCCCGATGTAGATACTTCAATAGAATAGTCATCAACGTATCCGTCACTTTCAATCATTTGACCAACTACTTCTAATTTCACATCTTGTGCAATTGGATAGTTAGAACCATATTGACTATTTGATTTCAATACAGTAATAGTATCTTTCATCAATTCACCAGTAACTGGATCATAGATAATTTTATCTCTATCAAACACAAATTTAATGTTAGCTACACTACCAAAGTAATAAATGATTGAACGGTATGTTACTTGATAATTGTTATTACCTAAACTTAAGAATTTTACAAAATAGCTACTGTCGTCAATTGTGCTTAGTGACCAACGTTCTTGATTAGCTAAGAATGAATTATTGTAAACCAATGTAAAACTTTGATTTAGTGTCACTGATGTGATGATATTTTGAATCAGTGCATTGCCAAATACGTTTGTAAATGACGGTGCGATTGAAACTAAGATACATCCTGTTGGTACAGGATTAGTTAATGTGATCGGGCCCAATCCAGTTGAGAGGTTACCTTGACCTGCGTTTGATCCATCACCAACTACATTTGATACACTTGTCCAAATAACAGTGATATCACTTGGTCCAGGTAATCCAGGAACTAAACGATTATTTACATCAAAGTAAAAACCTGCAGGTGGAATAAACCCCAACAATGCGCCTTCAGTAATGTACTTAACTGTGTTACTTGCATACACACCTACACTAATTGGAGCAAGTGTAGTTAAAAAGAAACCAGTACATTCAGTTGCATCGTTGGTTGTTTGTTCCCAAAATACTTCACCGGTGCCAGAATCAGCTTGTGCCAAGTAACGATCAAACTCTTGTACGTAAAATTGATATGAGCGGTTGCTACTAAGGATACTTGCTAGGTTGTCTGTTAAGAATCTAACAATATCATTAGTAGTAGAAACAGTTAAGTTAACAAAACCATCATCAATAATTTGAAACAAACCACCGTCATCACTAAAATCATTAGTGCTTGAATAACGTGCGCTTGGATCTAATAAATCATAATTACGGCTTACACCAATACTACTACGATTCAATGCTTTGCTTTTGATAATTGAACTGTATAGTGTAAATGGGAAGTTATTGTAGTCTTCGCCATTAACCATACGATTTTGCGTATAGTAACGTTGAGGAGCACGTTCTTTGATATTAGCTAATGTTTCACGAGCTTGTGCATTTGACACTGGTAATGTCAATTCAATACCAATAGTCAACGTTTCAGTGCGTCCATTTGCACTGACATATGGAATTTGAACTGTTGTGCCTTGGAATTCGCTTGGATCAATCGTATATGTTGTGGCGTCACTTGCACGTAAATAAGCAATAAAATTACCTACAGGAATCTGACCAAATACACCATCACCAAAGTTATAAGTTACTTGGTCATTATATCCGGATGTTGCGCTGAACACTGTTTGGTTTGGTGTTTTAGTGTAACTGGTAGAATATATGCTATCTACCTGAGTCCATTTACTTAATGCTTGTGAGATTGAATCAATTTTGTACAACCAAGTATCTTCATTGTTAATACCTTGAATTGGGATATCAACTGTTTGATTTGCTAATTGATTAGCTAAACTAAAATTATATGTTTCAAGTGTACCTTGCTTAAAGTATAAGAAGAATCCTGTATTTGCACTACCATAACCCAACATATCATTACGATATAAAATATTGAAAGTAGTAGTTGTTCCTGGGTCCATTTCATATAAACTTGTTGAGTTTACGCTAGACATACTAACACATTCAAATGTCATGTTTATGTTATTGACATTAGCTGAGAATGTAAATGTTGGGAGTGTTCCTGTGGGAACTTGAACGCTATATTCATCAGTTTGTACATCAGCAATACTTGCAGAATGTCCTGGATTACCGATTCGTTGGCTATTAATTAAGGCAGCATTCAATACAGTATTAAATTGTTGTTGCCAATTTTGATTAGCAGCATCATTCCAAAGAATGGTTAGATTCGTTAAGTTAACATTGTTAATATCACGCAATTGCTCGGTAGTTGCAATATTGGTAATTTTTACAAATCCTTGACCACTCAGATTACGTTTAGGATTATATCCAACTAAGTTGGCTAATTTAATTACACTATCTCTACGTTCAGCAGTATCAATGAAATTTTCACGGGTATTTAAGTCATTACGAAAAGCAAGGGCTTGGCCCATGTATGCAATAACGTCAAGCAAAGCAACATATTCGCTAGATTCTACATAGTCATTAAATGTTTCAGGATAGTTGGCGCGTAGATAGTCCACGAACACTTTTCTTAGTGTTTCGTAGTCATAGCTCTGGAAATCTGCTTGGCTATAATTTTTATAGATTGATTTCCAATCGTTTACCCCAAAGATTGCTGATTGTCTTGAACTTGTTGCCATAGGTTTATTCTCTCAATAATGTATTTATCATTACAGAAAATGGCGTTTTTTACTGTTGGGAGGCGGTGTTGCTACCTTGGTCAAATAATATTTGCAATGTTTGTACGTTGTTGAAGGGCACAACTGCAAATTCTACTTCTAAAAGAATACCGTTATCTTGGTTATACATCTGAATATTATTGATAACCATTCTAGGGTCAAGCGCACCAATTCTTCTAATTTCAGTGTCCAATGCTGCTTGGGTAGTCGTGTCATTTGGTTCAAAAATAAAAGACCACAATGTTGTTCCATATTTGGGGTTCCCTGGCTTAGAACCCTGCGTAATATTCAACGCATTTATAAAGTCACGAATTACGATTTGTTCGTCATACCCTGTAAACTTTTTACCAAACAAGTTGGGTTTGGTAAATCCTCCGATGCCAGCATCTGCTCCTGTTCCAATCTGAGTTGGACGAACGGTTGTGTAATTTTGTGTGTTAAAACCAATGAATGTTGCCATACTTTATTTATGCAGTTAATGAATCCACTTGTTGAGTAGCCTGAACATACTCAGCATGTGCTTGTAGTGTCGCTGGATCAGTATCACCGTTCATGTCTCTTGCAGTTGCCCATTTATCTTTTGCTTGTTGTTGCTTTTCTACTGCCGCATTTAATTGAGAAACTTGTTTATTTTTAGCTTCAATTTGAGCAGTAGAGACAGTAGCAGTAGATTTTCCTGTAAGATTAATTGGTGGAATCTTAGGATCTCCTAATAATCTACGTGACTGAGCTTCAACTGCCGCAATCTTATTAGTAGCAGTTGCCATTGTAGGTAGTGAAGTTTTGAACGGACCACCAAGACCTAGTGATCCCAGTACTCCGGATAACTGTGATAAGCCTGCTTTGTTTAATCCCGATGATGCCATACTCAACAATCCGCTAGATTGTAGTTTAGTTGCCACACCTTGAATTGAAGATACAAAACTCTGTGTCGTACCTATCGCACCTGAAACATTAGTGACTAATGTTGATACTGGTCCTGTGCCCGGTATTGATTGTACGGGTGTTTGTCCGTTTGTTACAACGTTGCTGATTGCGGTCAATCCACCGGCTACTCCTCCCACTACCGCATCATTTGATGCTACGCTTAATGTGACAGGGGTATCAGAAGGTGTGCCACCTGATGTAGTTACTAATTGGTTAATATTTGAATTATTACTTACATCTGATGATACAGTGCTAATATCAGTACCTTTAGCTAAATCCATGACCAAAACAACACTGTTGACGAATCCTTGATTAGAAGATTGTTTATTCAATATGTTGCTTGCATCTGCGTATGTAGTTGGGTTAGCCGGTGGCAAATCTGCTGCGGTTAGTTCAGCTTGTAACCCATCATTTGCTGCCGACAGACTGATTGGAACGTTAGGTTCCAATGCTCTAAATGCTGAGATAACTTGGTTAAATGCCCCCGCAGTATTGTCTTGTAATCCTTTTAAGAACGAATCTACTTTAGTAGAATTCAAACGTTCCTCAACGTCCAATGATGCAAATAAACCACCTGACATTAAATCATCAATAGAAGAACTGATGTTATCATATGCATTACTGATTCCATTCTCGATAGAATTTTCAAGATTAGATACTGTTGTTGAAATATTGTTTTCAATATTAGAAACAGTGGATGAAATCTTATCTTCAACGTTATTGATTGTACCTGAAATATTATCGCCAATTGCTGAAATGTTTTTAGTAAACCCTGCAGTATCACCCTGAATTAACGATTTAGCTGCATTTCCTGCATATTGTAATGTGGGTTTTAATCCTGCAACAGCGGTACTCATAATCAATCCACCGGTTTGTGAAATAGCCTCTTTACCTGTAATGACACCTTGATTTACTAGTGTATCTTTAGCTTTGTTTAATAGTGTTGATGCAATGTTAGTTTGAACCAAAGTGTTTCCTACTAAATCAGCAAGACTATTGATACCATCTTTACCAGTAAAGAAGTTAGGTGTCATT